CGACACTTGGGTATATGTACAAGCATCTGAAGCAGTTGCGACTGGAACCTGTACCGTTAGCGCAGCTTTTGCACTTACGGATACCGCAGGGACTTACACTGCCGATACCGCTTTTGCATCAGGCGAGTACGGTTGGGTTCGTAAAACGACTTCACCGTTGTAATCTAATTCTGGGGCGGGGTAACTCGCTCCAGTCTTTAAGGAGATTAATATGTCTATTCCATCACGAGTTTTAGGAGCAGGTAACAGTCCTTTGTCCACACAATCAATTTGTGGCACTGGTGCTGTTGGCTTGGTTGCTCTTGGAACAACGATTGCGGACGCACTGTTACTATCTGCCGATTACAATACGCTTACAACCTCATCAGCATCTACTGGCGTTCGTCTTTTGCCTACCGAAGCTGGTGCAACAGTTGTAATTCGTAATGATAGCGGTGTGACGGTAGTTGTATACCCGTACTCAGTTGCAAGTACAATCAATGCAGGAGCAACAAGTCTTTCGCTGGCAACAGCTAAGACCGCAGTATTTTATGCAACATCAGCAACAACGTGGGTTTCGATAACCACAGCGTAATAAACTAGGGAGGGAGACTTCCCTAGTCCTCAATGATAAGACCATTTCAAAAAGGACAGTAAAATGGAAAGCGACATGAATAATGCAGATAACGCTCTGCACGTTGAGTTTTACAAGAGTCAGGAAGAAGGTTACAAGGATGTGCCTTTCGTAAGAATACACATACCCGGTGACAAGACCACAGTAATCGACCAGCCAGTACGGGAAGATCACAAAGAGCGTTTTGTCAGGCAATGGCTGTACTTTCAGATGAAGAGCAATGAAGGTGCAGAGGTTTACGGTACAATGCTTTCTAAGTGGAATGCTGACGAACCTAAAGAGTTCGACAAGTTCCAGATGGAAGAGCTACAGATTCTAAAGTACCAGACGGTGGAGCAGGTAGCTACATCAACAGACTCCCAGCTACAGCGTGTTGGTATGAGTGGGTTTGCGTTAAGAGATAAGGCTAGGGCATATCTGGCGAGACAAAACCAGACTGCTGCTTCAACTGCCTTAGAGGACGCTCAGAAGGAACTAGCGATTCTCAAAGAGCAGGTAGCTCTTCTCACTAGCAATAGCAAGCCTAAAATGGGAAGGCCAAAAAAAGAGGATTAAAGTATGTCATCCACGATGCTGCAACTGGTTTCACAGGTAACAAACGAACTAGGTGTTAGTACACCAACATCAGTTGCAGGTAATACCAATCAGGATGTGATTCAGATTCTTGCGCTCATGAATGCTTCGGGGTACGAGTTACTCCGTAAGCATGACTGGCGTAGACTTACAAAACAGCACCGCTTCTACACAGAATTCTTAACTACTACTGGCACATGGGCTAGTGGTGGCTCTACAGTCACAGCAATACCATCGACCACTGGACTAGACAGCACCTACCAGCTAACTGGCGTAGGTATGGCAAACGACACCCAGATACAGACAGTTGACTCAGGCACAGCAATAACTGCCACCCAACAATTCACAGACTCAGGCACAAACGCTACTGTTACCTTTATGAAGGTAAAGTACGCACTACCAGCAGATTACGAATCTACAGTACCTAGAACTCATTGGGACCGTGATAAACATTGGGAAATGCTGGGGCCAATTGACGCTCAACAATGGGAATGGCTGCTGTCAGGCTACATCTCTACTGGCCCGCGCATACGTTGGCGCTTGCTAGGTGCATACTTCCAGATCTGGCCCGGCGTTTCAGACAATGAGTTCTTAGGCTATGAGTATAGAAGCAATGGATGGGCCGAAAGCTCACTAGGAGTGGCTAAGACGAGCTTAACAGCCGACTCTGATACCTGCATATACCCAGACCGTTTAGTCGTTCTAATGACGAAACTGAAGTATTTTGAGGCTAAGGGCTTCGATACTACGGCTATGTATAGAAACTTCCTGACAGAACTTGAAGTCGTTATGGCTCAAGATCAGAGTTCAGCTAATCTATCGTTTGCTCCAAGACCGGGTACAGTCCTCATAGGATATGATAACATACCCGATCAAGGGTATGGGAATCCTAACTAATGTTTCCAGCACAAAAGACCGCTGCACAAGTAGCTTCTGTACCTGCTCCAGTAGGTGGCTGGAATGCTCGTGATTCTATTGCGAACATGGAACCTACCGATGCTGTCGAGTTAATCAACTTCTTTCCATCCTATTCAAACGTAGTTCTACGCGGCGGGTACTCTAACCACGCCACAGGCATAACTGGTCAGGTTGAGACTTTGATGAACTACTCAACTGGCACGGGTGAGGAGCTGTACGCAATTGCCGGAACACAGATATATGACGTTACTTCTGCTGGTGCAGTAGGCGCGCCTGTAAAGGTAGGCTTAACAAACGCTCGATGGGAATTCATCAATGTCACGACTGGCGGCGGTAGCTATCTATACCTAGTCAATGGTGTAGACGCTCCATTGCTATTTGATGGCACTACATGGGCCTCTATTACCGCTGTATCGCCTATCGCTATAACAGGCGTTACAAGTACAACACTAGATAATATTACTCTGTTCAAGAACAGGGTATGGTTTACGCAAAAAGAATCATTAAAGGCTTGGTACTTGCCTACTAATGCAGTCGGTGGAGCAGCACAGGCCCTCGATTTAAGCTCTATTGCTAAGTTTGGCGGCCACATTACAGACGTGGCTACATGGACGATTGACGCTGGATACGGGGTTGATGACAACCTAGTATTTATTACAAGCAATGGCGAGGTCATCGTGTACTCAGGCACAGACCCAGCAAGCTCTGCTACTTGGGCATTGATCGGTGTATGGAAGCTAGGCGCACCAATTGGTGATCGCTGCTTCATGAAGTACGGCGGTGACATTCTAATCCTTACATACGATGGATTAATGCCTCTCGCAGCATCACTACAAAGCTCTAGGCTCGATCCGCGTGTCGCTTTGAGTAACAAGATACAGGGAGCGATTACAACCGCCACAACGCTCTATGCAGACCACTTTGGCTGGCAGATACATTACTCAGCTAAGAATAACGCTGTATGGGTAAATGTACCTGTCGATGAAGGCAACAATCAAGAGCAGTATGTAATGAACACGATTACAAAGTCTTGGTGCAAGTTTCAAGGCTGGGAAGCCAACTGCTGGGAATCGTTCGGAGATAATCCCTACTTTGGCGGCAATGGCGTTGTAGGCAGGGCTTGGGACACAACCTATGCAGACAATGCAACAGACATTAATACTAACGTGCTGCAAGCGTTTAACTACTTTGAGCAACGTGGTGTAAAGAAATACTTTACTAGAGCTAGACCTTCTATATTTACGGACGGGCTGCCTTCTATCCTAGTCTCAATGAACATTGACTACGATATATCTGACCCTACATCTGCCTTGTCTTATTCTCCTAGCTCGTACGGGTTGTGGGACATAGGCATATGGGATACGTCATCATGGGGTCAAGGACTGATGATTACTAATAACTTTCAAGGAGTTACAGGGATAGGGTATTGCGGCGGTATACACCTTAAAAGCGCATCTCAGACCCTACAACTTGAATGGGCGGCAACTGACGTAGTGTATCAAACTGGATGGGCTGGCATATAGTACAAGGCGATTCTGTTGGCGTCTGGGTAGCAGAACAGACCACGGGATCGTACCATTGCAATTCATCAGCTATAGGGCTGGAACGAGAAGGACAGATAGTTGCAGGGGTGATCTACGAGAACTTTATGGACACCACCATTACCTGTCATATTGCAGTAGCAGGGCGAATGAATAAGACATTCATAGCTGCAATATTTAACTACCCGTTTATAGTATGTAACGTAGAGAAGATAGTAGTACCGATCACTGAAGAGAACGATAAAAGCATTAAGCTAGTAAAGAATATGGGCTTCACTGAAGAGGCTAGAATAAAGAGAAGTAACGGTGATATGATATTTTTTACGCTGTTGAAAGATAAATGTAAATTTTTAGGAGGCAAGTATGGGTAAGAAAGCAACTCCACCGCCAGTACCAGACTATGGTGCAGCAGCTAAACAGCAAGGTACTGCTAACTTAGAGTCTGCTGTAGCTACGTCTAAACTATCTAACCCCAATACATACGGGCCATTAGGTAGTCAGGTAGTTACCTACGGCACTGGAGCAGATCAGTACACCCCAACCATTAGGCAGACACTTACGCCAGACGCTCAAGCTACTTTAGAAGCTCAACAGGGCGTAGAGAGATCACTTGCAGAATTAGGTCAGCAAGGTGTTGCACAAGCTAAAACCATACTAGGTACACCGTTTAATCCTAATCTGCCGGGCATTGATACAAGCATAGCAGAGTCAGTTTCACCAGTTAACCAAGCTACATACAACGCTGGAAGCGCACAGAGGTCTGTGGCTGGTCCTACTTTTCAGCAAGGTATAGATACGTCAGGAATAGCCGCAATGCCTGTTAACGCAGGGATGACTGGTCAGCAAGCAATTATGTCTAGGTTACAGCCTCAGTTAACACAGAATGAGAATGCAACAAGGCAGCGTCTTGCAAATCAAGGTCTAGTTACGGGTGGCGAGGCTTATGAGAATGAGATGCGTACTATGGGCCAGAACAGAAACGACTTAGAGCTACAAGCCGCTGCACAAGGTATCAATCTTGATGCAATGATGAATCAGCAAGGCTTTGGACAGGCTCAGGCTCGTGGTCAATTTGGTAATGAAGCGCAACAATCACAGTTTAACGCTGCTTTGCAGAACGCTGGCATGGGTAACACTGCGCTTCAACAAGACTACCAGAATCAATTAGCTGCACAAACTGCTCAGAACGCTGCTATTGCACAAAACTACAACCAGCAACTAGGTATGGCTCAGTTTGGCAATACAGCACAGCAACAGAGCTTAGATCAGCAACTTGCATTGCGTAACCAGCCATTAAATCAGATCACGGGCTTAATGAGTGGATCACAAATACAGATGCCGCAGTTTCAAGGCTATCAAGGCGCTAATATTGCGGCTGCTCCGATCTATCAAGGCGTACAAGATACGTTTCAAGGTCAGATGGATCAGTACGCACTCAAGCAACAATCTAAAAATGCTGGACAAGGCGGCATGATGAGTACATTAGGCTCACTTGGCGGCGCTGGAATGATGGCATTCTAATGCTAGGACTAGCTTTCTCAGGTG